CAATGGTAAGAGGGATAGTTACATCAAAGACTGCTCCGTCAGAGCCACCAAGGCTTCCTGTAACCTCCGAGTTTAGGTCTAGGTCAAAGTCTGTAGGTATAGCGTTTTGCATATCTTTTTCAACATCGCCCATGGCTTTTTCGAAGCCCTCTCCAATACCTTCACCCATGTTGGAACCAATACCAGCAAAGACTTTTGAAGGTGAGCGAATGCCAAGTACGCCTTTGACCCCTTTAACAATACCGCCCACCATGTCGCTGACTTTATTTTTCAGCCAGCTGATCATTGAAGCAATTCCATCCCACAGTCCTCGCGCAATATTCTTACCAACATCCATCATGGCTGGAACAGCCCTGGCTAAGCCCGTAACGATGGCTGTAATAATTTGAGGTAGCTGTGCCACTAATTGAGGGATGGCACGAATGAGTCCGGCTGCCAATTGAACCGTCAGATTTACACCCATCTCGATGATCTTTGGTAGATTGGTTGTTATGAAAGTAATGATGCTATTGATGATTTGTGGTAAGGCTTGAATCAATGTAGGTAGCGAGTTTAAAATACCCTGTGCCAAACCACTGATAATCTGAAAAGCTGCATCCAGTACCAAATCCAGATTGTTGATTAATGTTGTGGCAATAAGAATCACTGCTTCTACAATAGAAGGAATGAGTTCCGGCAGGGCATCCCCAAGGCCAGTTGCCAAAGTCACAATCATGACAAGGGCTGCTTCCACAAGAGCCGGTAAATTGGCAATGATACCCCCTACCAAGGTTAGAACCAGTTGAAGCGCTCCTTCAGTAATCTGTGGTAAAGCTTCAATCAGTCCACCCACAATGGTCATGATGATATTGGTAGCTGCTTCAATTAGAGTAGGTAGGTTATCCAAAATTCCATTCACAAGGGCTATGATTAAATCTGGAGCCACTTCTGCAATGGCTGAAATAAGCCCTGTGACCACTTCCAGAATTTGAGGAAGAATGATGGCGATCTGTTCAACCGTCTGCCTAGCTCCTTCTTTTAACTGCTCAGCAGCTCCTTCTTGGCCAGTGATGAGGCCCGTCAAACCATCAAGCACCATGGTGAAGCCTGGAAGGAGCTGCGAGGTGATATTGTTTTTTACCCCGGTAAAAGACCTGGTGAGATTATCCATCGCATCGGTATAATTCACTGCTGCATCCACCGATTCATCACTCATCACCAAACCAAGCTCGCTGGCTTTATTCTTCAAATCCTCTGTACTATCAGCGGTCTGGTTTAAAAGAGCGGATAACTCCACCGAAGCATTTCCTAAAAGGTCGTTGGCAATGGCTGCTTTTTCACCTTCATCTGAAATGCCCTGAAGACCTTTTATGGTCATCTCAAAGACTTCTTCTCGGGATTTACCTTGCAGGTCTTCCATAGATATACCAAGACGCTGAAACTTTTCTGTGGCTGAGGAACTCCCATTGATGGCATCATCCACGGTGTTATTGAGTTTTTTCATTCCATTATCTAGTGAAGAGATACTGGCTCCATTTTGGGAAAGAACATAGTCCCACTCTTGATAGCCTTTTCTGGATAGACCGATTCGCTGACTGGCCTTATCGATCTCATCACCTGCAGCAGCTGCCTCATTTGCCATATCATAGAGCTTTTTACCTGCAGTTACCGCTGCAGTTCCAATGGCAGCCATGGCAACGCCAATCCCTGCAGCCACGCCTTTCATAACTGAGCCTAGCTTTTCAAACTTACTACCGGAATCATCTGCTACTTTTGCAGAGTCTTTGATTTCATCCCCAAACTTGTCTGCTTCTTTACCAGCATCATCAAACCCATCACTGGCTGCATCAAGAGCCTTATTGTTGTCATCCAGCTCTTTTTCCATTTTATTCAGGTCTGCATTTGCATTGTTCAGTTGAATCTGCCAGGCTTTTGTTCGCTTGTCATTCTCCCCAAAGGACTCAGCAGCATTTTTTAGAGCGGCTTCAAGGGTAGATACTTTGTTTTTCTGAGCGTCGATCTCTTTATTTAAAACTTCATTTCTTGCTGTAATCGCCTTGATGGATTTATCTTGCTTATCAAACTGTGAAGTGACCAGATTCATTTCAGAACCCAGCACCTTAAATGTTTGATTGATATCTCGAAGTGAGCTCTTAAAGTAGAGTAGGAAAGAGCCGCCTTGTCGCATTTCTGCGGTAGGTTTGCCCAGTCCTCTCCCCAAACCGTGCTTACCCCTCTCGGAGTACACGGCTTTCCATTATTGTTCCGTCAAAAAAACTCATTGATTATGAATATTACGGTGACATTCTTGGCATAACACTATGGTTTTTCGTCTTTTGGCTATCATCACTTGTTCCCATGGTTCTTTACCTTTTAGGTCCTTCACCTTATGGACATGATGAATTTCATAATGTTTTGCTTCAGTCGTACCGCATAGTTCACATGTTTTTGCTGATAATCGACTCTCGAAAGTTGTTCGTGTGGTCTTGTTCATCACAGCAACATTCGTGATTTTGTCGCTTGGATTTTTTGCTTTCTTACATTCCATATATTCCGCAAAGTAAAGGCTCTTTCTCCCTTGCTTCGTTTCATATGGTATACACCATTTACCTTGTCCATCTTTGTATTTTTCTTTGATTTTACCAATGGTGCATTTATGCTTTGAACAAAGAGTTAACAGGCAACTGTATTCCATCAGATAGGCAAAATAGTTCAGATTGCAATAATCACTTGCCATAGAATAATAGTTACATATCCCTCTAAGTTCCGCATTGTAAGTTGACACGATTTCGAGTTCCGTACACCGCAATAATCCTCTGCGATGAATTGGCTTTATTTCTCCATTTTTTTGCTCCACTATTTTGTTATGAAATAGAAATCTCATTATCTTATCATCAAACGGGATTGTTAACTCTGTCATATTGTTGAGTGTCCGTTTGGTGCAATTTGATGAGCTTCCGTGTTTGATAGTATTGTTATTACGTCTGACCCTAATATCATAGCCTAAAAATCTTGCTTTAGTGTTACTGTGGGTAATGAGCGTTTTTTCCTCGCTGAGTTCCATTTTCAAGGTTTCGCCTATAAATTTCGATAATTGTTGTTTAATTTCTTGGCAATCTTCCTTGCTGCCGCACACACCAATAATGAAGTCATCTGCATAACGGATATAGCGAAGTCGCTTGTCCGTTTGAGATTTGCTAGGAGTTTTTAGAAGTTCCTTTCGCAGGACTTTTTTGCGCTCAATCAATCTAGCGCGTTCTTCGCCTTCTGCTACTTTTAACTTTCTTCTAATCATTTCAAGCTGACTTGCTAGTTTTCCATATTCAGGTGTGTACTTTCTTTCTCTTGGTTTTTCGAAACTATCAGCTAATTTCAGCACATACTTATCCAGTTCATGTAGGTAAATATTTGAAAAAATTGGCGAAACAATACCCCCCTGCGGGGTGCCACTATGCGTTCCGTAATATTGCCAATTTTCAACATAACCTGCTTTTACGAGTTTCCATATTAGCTTTATTAGCCGGGCGTCTTTGATTTTGGAATTGATAACCTCAACCAGTTTTCCGTGGTCGATATTATCAAAACAGCCTTTAATGTCTCCCTCTACAAACCACCTCGCACCGTGAAATTGGTTCTTCAAGTCTTTCAATGCCGTGTGACAGCTTCTTTTCGGTCTAAAACCATGAGAACAATCAAGAAATATTGGTTCATATACCGATTCTAGAATCATTCTTAAGACTTCCTGTATCAGTTTGTCTGTAAAGGTTGGAATCCCCAAAGGTCGCATTTTGCCATTAGACTTTTGAATATAGGTTCTTCTGGCAGGATTTGGCATGTAGCTTTCATCAGAAAGTGATTTGATTATCTTTTGGATTTTCTCCTCACTGAAGCCGTCTGCCGTATCATCATTCACTCCCTTTGTAGCCGCTCCGTTGTTTGAGTATAAGTTTTTATAGGCTAAATAATAAAGATCTGGACGAAGCATATAACGGTAAAGCCTTGTGAATACTTCTTCCTTGTTTTTGCTTGAGTTTTTTCTGACATTTTCCAAAATTTCAGTTGTTGGTTTCATTTGAGGTATTCCTCCCTAATCAACGTTCTTTTTTTGGTACACAATAACTGCCGTCCTTCGCCATGTAAGGGGCATTATCCCTCTCAAACTACTATGACGGCTCCGTACCCATGCGGAATTTTCAAGCCCTGTGGCTATAGCCTTTTATGGCATTTCCGTTTAGGGTATCTCCAGTTAACGTAGTGAATTGGTATGCAGATTGTCGGATATGCTTTCGTTTCTTTACTACCGGTTCTCCGGCGCGTTGTGTGAGTTTTTCGGCAACCAAACGCATCAAGAATTTCTACGTTTGTACTCACACCGTGGGTGACAGGCACTTTCCCACGTTCAGGGCGAAATGAAAACTCGAAACTTGCCTTAAACAAACCCAGTTTTATCCTCGTATCTGCTTAACATTGCGGTTCAGTCTTGCCCGATTGCCTTTGGACAACTCACCGCTTTCCTGCCGTGCTATGTTCCCGTATCAGCTTTCGCCTTTCGGTTAGGCAGGTTGTTTCCCTCGTTACCTTGAGGGGTAGTACCATCATTTCTACTTTTCACTACGCCCTATCTGGACGCACTTCACGCTCGCCCTCAACACCGATTTTCAGGCCGAAGTCCGACATAGCGTTCACCTCCTTTGGGGCATAAAAAATGACACCAATGTAGGTGCCTAACTAGTACATTCTCTATAAAAATTCCGGTATTATTTCATCGATATAGCGTTCTTGTTTCGGTTTCGATATTCCGGTAAATTGCTTATGACACTCCCAAAGGTCCATCAAATAGCCAATGGGCATAAGCCACACTTCATCTTCTAAACGCCTTAAATGGACTGTTCCAAAGTAGATAAGTCGGGTAAAGACTTGTTCATCACTTACCCGACCACCTCGTTTTTTGAGTCGTCACTCTCCACATTCCTTTTTGTGCCTTTCATCATACTGGCCATAATGGCATTCTTGTAATTAGCCAGGTCAAAGGGAGTGGTAAGAAGCTCCACTTCATCTTCTGTGAGAAGTTCTTTCTTATCATCCTTGTTCCTAATATTGTGGATCAGGATGGATTGGTTCGCCAGAAGCGTAATAAGCCAAACCACCTCCTCGAGCGCCATTTCAAAGTTCTCGGTTTTCATGAGCTTATCGCCTAAGTTTTCAAGACCACCATAGCGCTTGGCAATTTCCTTTGTAGCTTTGGTGGTCAGAATCATTTTAAACTCGGTGCCACCAATATCAATGATGGTACTTCTTTCTTCAGATGCCTCATCAATCTTTGCTTTAGTTTCTGCCATAATCAACCCTCCCATTAAGAAACAACAACAGTAGCCACTGTGGTCGTTACGTTTTCTGCACCACTAGAACTTAAGATGCAGTAGTAGTAATAGGTATCTGCCAAAAGATCCGTTGGAATATCAAAGCTCGCAGAAGTTTCACCGTTGATAACAGTACCGCCAGTGGTGCTATCGATGGTATTTTCATACCACTGATACGTCACAGGATTTGAAGTGTTGGAGCTTGCCACAACAGAAAGACTTCCTGTGATACTACCTTCAGTGACCTCTGTGAGAGTTGCTGGTTGTGTTGAGATGGTAATGGTTGGGGTTACGGCTGTAAAGTCTGGTTCATACACTGAAGCAAACCAACTTGTAATTGTAGATGGTGCTACCCCATTGTCCCCTTCAGTGACTTCTGCTTTCCAAGGATGCTTGCTTTCACCGTCTAGTTTGTTTCGTCTGAATACTGTTCCTTCTATGGTGGGACTGCTAAAGGTAATAGAGTCTCCTTTTGTAGCAAGGCTTGTGGCAGGAACGCTAAAGATGACCCTGTAAAGCCAAAAATAACGATATTTTCCGTTGGCCTTCTTGGCACGAAACCCTATGGCCACAGGACTTCCGCCATCTTCACTCCTTGATACCACTACATTGTTGCTGTCGATTTTACAGCCCGTCAAATCCTGTGCTACCAAGGACCCAATATCATCAATCCCTAAGCTAAGAGATCCACTCTTAAACTCCTTCACGACCTCAGATGCCCCGTCATCCGCATAAAGGATTGCTTCAATCAGCTCCACACTAAGCTCTGCTGTCATGGCTTTCGCCAGAACTTTAGGCGTTCCATAGGTTTCTATTCCATTTTGATCTTCAGTGATCTTGGCGTAATATAAACTGTAGAGTAGGAAAGAACCGCCTTACCGTCTTTCGATGGCAGGTTTGTCCAGTCCTCTCTCCGAACCGTGCTTACCCCTCTCGAAGTACACGGCTCTCCATTGTTCTTCAATTTTAGAAAACTCATCATTTTGGGTGGTGAATATTTTGGTGGCACTGATGGCAAACAACAAGCGTTTTTCTTTTCTTTGAAATCATTGCACGTTCCCAAAGTTCCTTACCTTTAAGGTCTTTTACTTTGTGAATATGGTGAATTTCATATTTTCCTGCGCCTGTTTTACCGCACAACTCACATATATCCGCATTTAATCGTTTATCAAAAGTGTTTCTGTTATAACCAATTGTAACTGCCGCTTTTGTTACGGTATCAGTTGCGTTTGCACTCTTGCAATTGGTGTATTTTGCGAAATACATAAGTTTCTTACCTGCTTTTGTTTCATAAGGAATAGCCCACGAACCTTTTCCGTCCTTAAATTTTTCCTTAATCTTCGTAATACGGGTTTTGTGCTTTGTTGCCAGCGTTTTCAGACAACTATATTCCATTAAGTAGTTAAAGTAATTTAAGTCGCTAAAGTTACTTGCTAGGGAATAATAGTTGCATATACCACGTAGTTCGGCATTAAAAATGGTGATGATTTCCAAGTCTGTGGAGTTCCTTAGCGGCACTCTGCTAATCGGAAACATCTCATCGCATTTCTTTTGCCTAACAATGCCTTTTGAAAACAGAAACTTGCTGATTTTATCCTTTGGTATGAGCAATTCCACTTTGTTGTTAAGTGTTCTTTGTGTGGGTCGCCCTTTTCCATGGGGTTTAATCGAACTATTCCTGCGAATACTAACATCATAGCCGAGGAAACGTGCTTTTTCTGAACTGTGTGTAATAAGAGTCTTTTCATCACTGAGTTCCATTTTCAGCGTTCCACTGATAAACTCAGCCAGTTTTCTCTTGATTTCCACACAATCCTCACGGTTTCCCTTAACGGCGATTAGAAAATCGTCTGCATAACGAATATATTTGATTTTCTTATCGTCCTGCGGAGTATATGGGGTTTTCATCATTTCTGCTCTCACTTGTTTATATTGTTTGAGCAAGTTCTGCTTTTCTTCCCCGTCCGCACAATCAATCAGCTTTTTCAGTTTGACCCTCTGTGTGAACAAACGGTTATACTCCTTTGTCCTTACAGTTTCATTAGGCTTGTCAAATTCTGATTTCAGCGTCATCACAAACTTGTCCAGTTCGTGCAAGTAGATGTTGGCGAGCAATGGCGAAATAATTCCGCCCTGTGGTGTACCACTGTAAGTGTTGTTATACTGCCAATTTTCTACAAAGCCCGCTTTCAAAAATCTGTAAATTAACTTAATCAATCTTGCGTCTTTAATTTTCTGGTTGATAAACCCTACCAATACGGCATGGTCGATATTATCAAAACAACCTTTAATATCTCCCTCAACAAACCACTTAGCCCCTGTAAACTCCTTTTTGAGAGTTGAGAGCGCCGTGTGGCAACTTCTTTTCGGGCGAAATCCATGAGAGCAATTTAGAAATACTGGTTCATACACTGCTTCCATGACCATTCTCAAAACTTCTTGGACGAGTTTGTCCGTGAAAGTTGGTATCCCGAGTGGTCGCATTTTGCCGTTTGCTTTTTTGATATAGGTTCGTCTTGCGGGCTTCGGCTTATAGGTTTCATCAGCAAGGGAAGCGATAATTTTATCTATCTTTTCCTTGCTGAACCCGTCTGCGGTGTCATTGTCAACGCCATTTGTTGCCGCTCCACTGTTGGCATACAAATTCGTATACGCCTCAAACCAAATGTCTTGACGCAAGAGGTAGCGATAAAGCCTTGTAAAGACTTCTTCGCTGTTTTTCGATGAATTTTCCTTAATTCTTGCTAAAATTTCCATTGTTGGTTTCATTTTGAGGTTTTCCTCCCTAATCAATTTTGATTTTAGTACAGAACAACTGCGTCCCTTCGCCCTTATGACGGTGTTACCGTCCCTGACTACTACGAACGCTCCGTAACCTTGCGGAATATTCAAACCCTTAAAGGTTATAGCCTTACGGCATTTCCGTTTAGGTTATCCCCAGTTAGCATGATGTGTTGGAAATTGTGGATTCTCGGTTTTGCTTTCGTTTCGTTAAAACAGGTTCTCCTGCTCGTTGCGCAAATTATTGATAACAATAAGGGTCAGGATACTCCCCTTATTTGTCTTTGCGCCATAGGTTTCAGGCACTTTCCTATGTCCAATCGGAACGGAAACTTGAAACTCACATTCGGTAAATATAACCTAAACCTTATATCCACTTTACCTCGCAGTTCAGTCGTGTTATATTGCCTTAAACAACTTACTGCTTTCCTGCCATGCTCTGTTCCCGTGTCAGCTTTCGCCTTTCGGTTAGGCAGGTGGTTTACCGCGTTATCTTACGGTGTAGTTCCCACACTACAAAACAACATCATGCCCTATCTGGGCGCACATCCAATCCTATTGTTGCCATTTAATCTTCCTCCGTTTCATATTCTTTCATTACGTCAATGGCGTAATGATGAAATTTAGTATCGTTCTCATAGCCCACATACTGCCTATCCGTTATGGTCATACCGCCTGCTTGCAGAGCCTTTGTCAGTTCTTTTTTCCGCTTGTTATAGTTCTTCTTTGTGAAAAGGGATAACCTAGCTTCTGAAACGATCATATAGCTTTGATTATCTGCAAAAAGATCAAGCCTGTCTGACATGGGGGTAATAACCAGATATTCATCATGCGGCGTATCGGAAAATACTCCGGTCTCCACAGGAATGTTTAGGGGTCCTAGTATGTGGTTTAAATCCGCAAGTAAGCTCATAGCTTTTCAATCTCCTTATCCAGTTCTGATTTCATTGTTTCAATGCATGCCTTTCGAGATGCAGACTTTGCTGGCTTCAAGAAGGGTTTAGGTGGCTGACCTGATTTACCGTATTCAAGGATATTTGCAATCTTAGCATTGGCATCTCCATCACCACGAGGTTCATTGAAGCCAACTTTGACATTGAAGTTTCCATTTCGATCTAGCTTAGTGGGAGAGAGGCCAAGGGAGGAAACCAGCTCACCGGTAGAACGGCTTTTTTCTTTGGTTTCATTTCCAATAACACCTTTGAGGTTGGCTTTTACTTTATCCAGAACAACTTCGCCGCCAGCTTCTAAAACTTTCGAGACAATATCATCTGTCTTATCACCAAGCTTTGTAAGCTTCATTAGAAACTCATCAGGCATTTTCATAGTTCCTTTAGCCACTTGGAACCACCTCCTTGGCCAGCACTTCAATATACATCCCACGGCCTTTCACATCCTCAACAGATTTTATTTCAAATCTTTTATCACTGTGAATGAGCACCATGGATGTTGTTACAGTTAAATCAGGGATATGTCTAAAGCGAAAAAGGTCTGTAGCTTCAGAAAAGGAAGCTCGGTTTGCCCACTTCTCATTGCCATGTCGGCCTTCACGGTAAGCTCTGACAGAAGCTACGATGTTATCAACTTCTGTTTTAAACCCTTCAGCATCTTTAATGGTGACTCTCTCTACAATATCGATAAAGGTATTCATTTTTCCAAAGCTCATAACTACACCTTCCAATCCCGATCAAGTCTCAGTAGAAGATTGACTGTATTCCACACCTGCTGTCCGGCCTGAACATTATCTGAAAAGAAACCACCTGTGCTGCCGTCCCTAGATTCATAGAAGTGGGACGACAACATAATGATGGCTTGCTGTGTGGTAGCGGGCATGGAAGTCTCTTCATAATGGTTTTCAGGAAGATGCTGATAGCTTTCTGCATACCTCGTGGCGGCGGTGATGTACATCTCAAGCAGTTCATCATCTGCCGAGTGATTAAGAATAAGATTTGCTTTTACTTTTTCCAGCAGTGTCATACCGCCACCATCCTTTCATTAGTCTGAAATCATAAGCCCTGCAGTCTTAAGTTTGGTGAGGAGGGCATTAAAATCCGTCACCAAATCTTCTACTGTGGCAGCAGTACTTGCCGCTTGATTATCAAGAATGGGGAGGCCAGTAACGACCGCCCCTTCCTTGATTTCAAGCGTTCCACCAATGACGGTTTTTTCACCGCCCTGTTCGGTATAGTTCTTTGTGTTATAACTCATAGGGCACCTCCATTACGCTTTCTGCTGAAGCACTTTGATGGCTTCAGGTAGAATCAGCTTTCCATCCACACGCTGAGTGGCAACAAAGCCCACCTGTCCAGTGGCAGCATAGAGCTCATTAAGTCTCTTGAAGACTCTGCCTTGACGATCCGCTACCCAGTAGTAGCCAAAGTCACCGAAGATGACGGATTTTGCAGATGCAGCGATGGTAGGAACATAAGACGAAGTGTAAACTGGTCTATTCAAAATGGTATCTGGTGTTCCAGCCTGAAGAGAAGGCTGCCAGATATACTGACCCTGACCATCTTTCAGTTTCCTAATTGCCTTAATGGTGGCATCGTTCATTACGAACACGGACTTATTTCTGTAAGGCGATTTAAGGGAGTAGAAAAGGTCCAAAATCTCATCAACGGTAATAGCTGTAGCACTTGCAGCGGTTACACCAATTTGTGCTCCACCAGTAGCGGCCAGGATACCTGTAGGTTTACCAGAACCATCTCCTGTGAAGAAAGCATCTTCTTCTTTATTACCGATACGTCTTGCAAATTCCCTGGCGATGTAGTTTTCAAGATTAAAGACGCTGTCATTTAGAAGTTCTTCCGATACCTTGATCATGGTACCCAGCTTGTAAGCACCAATAGAAACCTGACCAAAGCTATCATCGCTTTCAGGAATTGCACCTTCTTCATCAATCCAAGAAGCAGTACCCTTGGAAGCTACCACTGGAATCTTACGATCACCAGAAGAAGTGGAGATCACGTTGGCCAGCTTTCTGAAAATATTCTCTTCATCCAGGGCTTCAATAAGAGTGCGCTCGAACTCATCTGGTACAAGATATCCACCTTCTGTGTCGGTGCCGATCTGCAGTGCGTTCTTAATCACTGGATCAAGCCCTTCACCAGAACGGGTTCTCATGGCATTCCAGAAAGCTTTCTGGTATTCTGCAGAAGCTCTACCACCTTTGGATTCCATACCCTGGAAGATAGGTTTTCCGGTAAGTGGTGTGTTAAGTGGCTTTGAAAGCTCGCGGTCTAGTGCTTCCTGCTTTTCCAGACGGTCAATTTCCTTACCGAGGGCAACAACATCAGCTTCCATCTTTTCATAGGTTGCAGTGTCTTCAGCGGATACAATTCCATCTGTACCTCTTTTGGTATCCAGGAATGCTTTCGCAGCTTCCCAGGATTTTGCTCTTTTTTCACGCAGTTCAAGAATTTTATTCATAGTGTTTTCCTCCTAAAATTTAGTGTTGAATTAAAGAAAGTCGCTTTTCTAGCGACTCAATTGGGGTGCCAGTATTCTCTTTTGCTAGTTTGGGTTTTACCTTATCCAGCAGAGAGTTGGTAACAGCTCTGCGGCTGAAGGCATAGGTAAAGTC